GAACTATGATAAGTCAGAGTTCGATCGTGTTGCTCCTCTGTTGGAGGATGATGATGCTCTGGAAGCAATCTGGAAGAAGGAATACTCTCTTGCTGCTTTGACTGCTCCTGATCAGTTCAAGACTTATGAGCAACTGGAGACTCGTCTGAATATGGTTCTGGGTCAGAAGTCTTCGCGTCCTCGCTATGATGAAGAGACTGCTGATGAGGATAATGATCGTGGTTCTTATTCTCCTGACTTCTCTTCCCGTTCACAGAAGTCTGAACTTCCTGAAGAACTGAGTGCTCAACTCAACTCTCTGAGTTCCTCTAAGAACGATGAAGATGAAGATGATGCTCTGTCCTACTTCCAGCGTCTTGCTGAAGAGTGATCAAGTATAAAGTCTGATATTATCAGCACGTTTCAGGGTTCCGCTCACATACTGGGTGGAACCTTTTTCATATGTCATTATTTCTTCAAGATCATCCTTAACTACATTAAGGTATCTTGGTTTTAATACGAAAATAGTTCTCTTGTTATTTTCTAATTTCTCTTCATACTCATAGTTTGTAACAGGAACTACAATGTCTGTTTTGAATGTATATCCATTAATTTCAGAATCATAAAAAGTTAAAGTATAATCTGAATCAACTTGAAGACCTGCTGGTAAAACAACTACACCTAAACTATTCTTAACTTCTAACGTTTCGTAGTGATGAACTCCATTATAGAGAGTATCGTAATCTCCATACTTATCTAACACATACTCATCAAATACTTCTTGAGTCATAGGCCACTCACTCTGAACGTTCAGAATATTATTGCAGATAAGAACAACCCAATCTAAATCAGAATCACCATAAATTTTAAATGCTACATTATCTGGTCTATCACTTCCTTTGATATTATATTTGGTAAAGAATGATAGGTTTTGGAAAATATCTTCTCTGAGTTTTCCTCTCTTGAAAAGATTTTTTACCTTAGAGTATTCACCAATGATAGCATCTTTGGATCTGCTTACATATTCTAGATCTGGAACCTGGCGGAAGTAGTTAGACATTTTAGTATCCTATTTCGGTATCTCCATTATTATCAAGTTCTGTATAATCACTATTAAAGACTGGTTCAAGTTCTTGGAAAGTCATAGAAATCTGATATGAAGTCATCACACCATCTTCAAAGGTTGCATAGTTTCCATCTGGAGTATAATCAACAGTAAATCCTGTTAAAGCACACTCTTTTATTTTACCTATGTATGGATGCTCTTCTCCATTATCACCTCTTAACTTATATTGAATTTTAAATGTATGAGGAGATTTGAGAAATAAGTTGGAAGGAGTAGTGATAGGAGACATTCCTTGTTTAAAGAATCTAATAATCCTAATCACTTCTTTTGCTTCTGGTCCATTTCTTGGCGATAGTTTAAAGGTAAAGTTGAATGGTCTTAAAGTTGGAGCCTGGAACAGAAGTTCCATATTTGGATTGATGATTGCTCCAGTTGTTCTTGTTAATAATTGAGCACCTGTTCCAGTTGCCGCACCAGCAAATGCAGCAGCAATAGCAGTTTTAATATCTTCTCTTCCTGCAGAAACTGACTCAGCAATTGCTCCTGCTGCATCCGTTGCTCCTTTACTGCCTTTAGAAATAAATCCTAATGCTAAGGCTGAAGTAGCTGCTTCAAGGGGGTTCATTTTTTCTGATCCCCAACTAACAGCATTAGTATCGGTAATGCCCCCAGGAACTGGAAGAATAACACTTCCTATTATATTCTCACTAGATACAGATCTTCTTGCTGCAAATCCAACTCCACTAAATTTCTTTGGTTCATATTTAACCATATTGAATTTGATTATATCCTGCTTGGATTGTCCGATATCTGAAGGATAAATCAAATTTTTAGGGAAATTATTCCTTGTTTTATCTGGTGCTGGTGGTTCTGTCTGAGCTGCTGGTTGTGAGTTGTCTCCAGTTTCTTCTTCCGTCTTTGCTTTATTTGGACTTTGATTTGCTTTATTAAATTTATCTTTTTCTTCTGCGTTAGTATTGAAATTTTTTAATATTGAATCTGCTTGTTGCTGACTTGCTTTTTGTAAAGAACCACCTTGCTTTAAACTTAAACTATCTGCTCTTGTCGCGTTTGATGTTGGAGTTATTTTAGTTTCGCCAGGATTTTTGTTTCCTATAACGACAGGATTGTTACCATTTGCATCACTATATTTGATAATTTCTTTTGTAAATGTAGGGTTTCCACTAGAGTCTATTCCCTGAATTACTTTGGTAGCAGTATATTTTTTTATTTTGGAACGACCAGTGCCAGTTGTGGTGACACTAATCTTACTTGTTTCTGACTGACCTACTGCCATTAGACAAATGGTTTTTTATTTATTTAGACGGAACTTTCCATACTGTAATGATAACAACTCATCAAGTTCATTATATTTGACGACATGAAGTTTTCCTACAACTTCTTCCCAGGTATATTGTCTTCCTTCTCTCCAATGAAAGTTGATACCTTTAAATCCCCATCTCTCTAATGATGTGCAAGCAATCAAAGGGTGTTGGTCATATTCAATGTCAGGAGTTTTTGGATTATATAAAAATGTATAAAACTTCCCTGGTTCTGGATACAATACTTCTTCTGTAAAGATTTCCATAATCATCATCATTATTTCTTCTGGGTCTTTAGTTCCAGTTTGTTCAACTCTTTTCAGAAGTTCTTTTGTTCTTGCTGTTCCTGTTCCTACGTATTGACCAAAACCTTCTGCCATTATGTGAATAACTCCTCTTCTGTGATGATTTTAAATTCTATTCTTCTATCATCACAAAACTCTTTTGCTGCCTTCCACTTTGCCTGATTTACAGCATAAGTTTTACATTCATAGAGATATGATTTTGTTTGTCTCTTTGGTTGTTTAGGTGGTCTTGTTTGTTTCTTTGGTTTGACTTCAATCACATATGTTTTAACCTGACCAGAACTTTCTTTTACTTTTACAATAAAGTCGGGAAAGTATTTGTGAACACGATTATCAACAGGAGAAATATATGGTATGTAAAACTCTTCACTACCCCACTCTAATATATTCTCATTCAAATCACACCAACGACAGAAATGACGTTCCCAACTACTTCGGCAGATAATATTATTTGGATTGCCTTTATATTTCTGGGGATATGATGGTTTGTAGATACTCTTATTACTTTCCGCCATACATAATATATAAGGTCAAATAGTATTTATAAATGCCCACTCCAAAAAGAGTTTCACAAATTAAGTCACAGTTATTAAGACCTGCTTTAACCTCTCACTTTGAAGTGCAAATCCCAATTCCATCAGACCTTAGAGGTCAGTTGGGAACTCAACAAGATACACTTAATTTATCTTGTTGTGAAGCAACACTTCCTGGGTCAAGTTTAGCAACTCTTGAAACTAATAATGATTATACTGGAGTGACGGAGAAGCACGCATATAGAAGAATGTTTGATGGTCAGATTGACTTTACGTTTTATGTTGATGCTGTAAATTATCTACCAATCAAATTTTTTGAGAGATGGATTAGATATGCGATGAATGAAAATACTAATGAAGCAAGAGCAAAGAACTATAATTATAGAGTAAAATATCCAGATAGTTATATTACAGATCAAGGATTAATAGTTAGAAAATTTGAAAGAGATTATAGGTCACAACTTACATATGAGTTTATAAGAAGTTTTCCATTAAGTATTTCTTCAATGCCAGTTTCCTATGAGGCATCATCTCTGCTAAAATGTACTGTAACGATGAATTATATTCGTTATATTATTAATGAAATTTCTGGTGCTCAATCTGGTGCTCAAACCACACAACCAACTCCTCTTTTTACTCCAATTGAGCAAGCACAATTTAATGCTAGTGATTTAACATTACCTGGATTTGAAGGAAGAGAACTTCTTACCGCTGGTGGGGTATCTAAAGAAGTTGCTAACTCATCTGGAAATAAAATCACTCTCACAGGACAAGATTATACCAGAAGGCGACAGGGATTGGACTAAATAATCACAACTGAAAAAATCTATAGGACATTATGCCTTTACCAAAGATTGCTACGCCAACTTATGAACTTGAGTTGCCATCAACAGGAGAAACAATTCAATACAGACCTTTCCTTGTAAAAGAAGAAAAGGTATTAGTCATTGCTCTAGAAAGTGAGGATACAAAACAGATTACGACTGCTATTAAATCTGTTATTAAAAATTGTGTCTTAACAAGAGGTATTAAAGTAGAAGCACTTCCAACATTTGATATTGAATATTTGTTCCTCAATATTCGTGGTAAATCCGTTGGAGAAGATTTGGATGTTAATATTATTTGTCCAGATGATGGTGAAACAGAAGTCACTGTAAATATTAATCTTGATGACATCCAAGTTCAAAAGAAAGACGACCACACCAATAGAATTAAATTAGATGATACTCTGATGATGGAAATGAAGTATCCTTCATTAGAGCAGTTCATCAAAAACAATTTTGATTTTAGTGATAAGAATGCTATGGACCAATCATTTGATTTGATTGCTTCTTGTGTTGATAAAATTTATAATGAAGATGAGGTTTGGTCTGCTGCTGATGTAACTAAAAAAGAACTTAATGAGTTCTTGGAATCAATGAACTCTTCACAGTTCAAAGATATTGAAAAGTTTTTTGAGACGATGCCTAAACTTTCTCACGTAATCAAAGTTAAAAATCCTAATACAAAAGTTGAGAGTGAAGTCGTATTGGAGGGACTGGCAAGTTTTTTCGCGTAGCCCTGATCCATATGGATCTTGAGAACTATTTTAGACTCAACTTTGCCTTGATGCAGTATCATAAATATTCTTTGACAGAGATTGAAAACATGATGCCTTGGGAACGAGACATTTATGTTGCCCTACTACAACAGCATCTTGAGGAAGAAGAGTTAAAACAAAAACAACAAAATGCCTTCAAATAAATTGCTCTCTCCCTCTAAGTTTTTCGGAGAGGAAAGATATCAAAAATATCTTGATGAGATAACTTCTCAGGGGACGATAGAGGGTGAGCAATTAACACCAGAAGAAAGAAAAGAAGGATTTAAAAAGAGAGGAGATAAAATAAGTTTTGAGACTTTTGTTGATAAAATCTTAGCAAGAAAAAGAGGAGCAGAAATATCTGGAGGTCCAACAGCACTTCCAGGTAGAGGCGGGGCAATTGTAAAAAGAACTAGAATACCAACTCAAGATTTTGCTAAGTCTCCTGTATCAGAAAAGACGCAAGAAAATCTTGATGATATAATGAAAGGTATTGACTCAATACTTGAGACATTAAGGGCAGACCAGAAAGTAAAAGAAGATACTCAAAAATTTGAGAAGAAGCAAAAAGAAAAAGCAAAGAGAGAAAAGAAAGAAGAAAAGTTAGAGTCCGGTGCATTCAAAGGACTTGGAAAAACAATAGACAAAATAATCAAACCAGTCAAAAGTTTGTTTGAAAAACTGTTTGATTTTTTGAAGACGGTTCTTTTGGGAAGAGTTCTTGTTAAACTTGTTGATTGGTATGGTAATGAACAAAACAAAGGAAAAGTAGATGCGATAGGTAGATTTTTAAAAGATACTTGGCCTGCTCTTGCTGTTGGTATTCTTGCTTTTGGAACTGGAATTGGTAGGTTGATTACCAGACTTACTTTTATGATTGGTGCGTGGACATTTAAACTTGTAAAATTTGTTATACCAAAACTTGTTAGTTTTATTGCTAAACATCCATTTGCTACTGCTGCTATTGCTGCTGGAGTTGGAGCATATGCTGCCTCTCAATTAAATGAAGCAAACAGAGAGGAAGAAAATGAGCAAGATGATGCTTCAACCATAACACCTGCTGAAACTAAAGCAACTGGTAAAACTCCTGGACCAGCACAACTCCAAAGAGAACAAGTTCTCCAAAGAGGAATGGGTGGAATGTTTGCTGGTGGTGGTCAAGTTCCTGGTTCTGGAAACAGAGATACTGTACCGGCAATGCTTACTCCTGGTGAGTTTGTAATGAGTAAAGGTGCTGTTAATGCTTTTGGTGTTGATACTTTAGCATCGATGAATGCTGCTGGTGGTGGAACAAACAAACCAAAATATTTTGATGGTTCTATGTTTGCTCAAGGTGGTGGTTATGTAGAAAAGAAAGAAGAACTATCACCAAAACTTAAAAAAGAAATGAAAGAAAGGTCTGGTGATGAAAAAGTTTCTGGTGGTGGAGGTAGAAAATGGTGGGACTTCTTGGGATGGGCAGGAACTGATAAGAAAAAAGAAGAAACATCTACTAAAGGTGTTAAAGGTGGAACTGGATTAACTGATATTCAAAAGCAAGCACTTGGTATTCTTGCCAAGTATGAATCCGGTGCTGCTGGATATAATGCTGTTAATCAAATTGGAACTGCTGGTGGAAGAGGAGTTAAAGGTTTCTCTGGAGATATTCGTAAGATGTCTCAACATAAAGGCAGACCATTAACTGATTTTACTATTGCTGAAATCAAAGCACTTCAGTTTGATGATAAGTCAATGTCTGATGACCAGTGGATTAAAGCAGGAAAACTTCATGCTGTTGGTAAGTATCAATTCATTGGTAATACTCTCCCTGGTGTAGCAAAAAGAGCAGGAATACCAGACAACGCTAAGTTTAGTGAAGGTGCTCAAGACTTGATGGCACTTCAGTTAATGAAAGAACGTGGTATATCTCCTTGGGTTGGTCCAAGTGATAAAGCAACTGCTGCTGAAAGAGCAATCATCGCACAAGCAAGAGGACAAGACATTAAGTTTGATCCATCAATGCCAAAAGGATCTATGGTTGCTGCAGCACCTTCAATGCAACCTGGAGGAGGATCAGCACCATCAGCACCACCGACACCAAAGACCTCTCTTGCCAATTTACAAAAAGCAATTGATTTTAAACCAGCAAAATCTGCTCCAAGCATTGGACTTCCAGTTCAA